AAATATGATGTTGTATGTGCCACCACGAACTGCACTGGAACTCGTTGCACTTGCGAGTATCTTAGAACCATTTTCTAGTTCAATACTTCCTTTGTTCCAAGATAGAATACCTTGTTGTAACCACTTTGGTAAATGTTCGTATGCTAGTCGCAGACGACCAAGAAGTTCCCTAGCCGTCTGCGATTTATTAGCGAGTAATGCAATACTTACAGTCTCATTAAATAAAAGATAATGTAGAAGGTATGCAATAATAGTTGTTGATTTACCTGATTGTCTAGGCATCTTACAAATTACAAAACGATTGTCGTGAAAAGTCTTTACCATATCTTCTTGAAAATCATACAAGTCGAATGGAACAAGACCTTTGTCAACATGAACGATCTGAATATATTCCTGAATGAAGTATATTGGATCTTCTTGACATTTCATGTACTCTTTTACTTGTTCTTCAGTAAAATTAACTTGTACATTAGATCGTTTTAAATTTGGGTTACCATAGTAGGTATCAACAGTTTCTACCATTTAGAATACCAATTTAAATCCTGCTGCGTATGTATTGTCATCTGAATCACGATCTCTTTCTAGTTCTACAAATAATTTTGCGTTTTTTCCCAATCCCTTTTCTACACCTAATGCTAAAAATCCATCATCATTGGCTGCATTGGTATCACCAAGAGCCGCAAGAACAGATAGATCACCTCCTAGTTTGTAGTTAGCGGAAAGTTCAATTGCTTTTACATCTGCAGAACTTTTTTGTTTCAATACAGAATATGTTGATCCTAAGGATAGACTTTTCACAAAAGGAATTTTAAGTGTATAACCTAATCCATAGTAATCTTTACTGTTTACATCATCTGATGCAAGAACAACACCTATGCCATTCCATAATGCACCTATTTCTGAGAAATCAATACCATCATTACTGTTTGATTTACTTTGAGCGAGAAATGCAACGTCAGCGCCCATGAGCTTTCTTTCAAATTTCAAAGTTTCAGATATTTTACTTCCGGGTGCTTGTAAAGAACCAGCACCAACTACTGTAAAGATATCAGAATTACCACTTACAAACTCATCAAAAATACTTCTTACTCGGCCAACACTAATTGAACCAATACCTTTGTGATTTAGACCGATATATCCATATCGCCCACTCACAGTACTATCAGCACCACTTGCATTGAGATCGACACCTAGTTCGATTTTACCGAAGAAACTCAAATTCTCATTCAATTTTTGTGTACCTTTGATACCCACACGACTTGCTTTACTTTTCCATTGTAATTCATCTGTAGATTTACTACCATCTTGGCCATACATAGTACCTTGTCCATATAATTTGATTTCTGCACTTGCCACAATCGGAGCGAGTATCATAGCTCCTATAACAAAAATTGATGTTGCGAGTTTTTTAAACATTTACCTCTCCTTAAAAAAAGTTATTTGTTATCATTTTGAATCTTTTCATAATACAATACTGCTTCTTTGACTCTTTCAGGAAGTTTGTTAAAACCTTTATCTTCCTTCTTGAGTGAATCTATATGATATCTTTTTGCAGCCCAGTCTAATGCATTGTCGAACTTTCTATTAAACCATGCACCCATTTTAGTATCTTCCCACCACTCATAAAATGTAGAACCTACAACTGCACTTAATATGCTAAGTATAATCCACGTTATCATGTTGTTTATACCTCTATAAATTTTGTATTACTTTTCCATACGTTTTTAAGTTTACTTGAATATTCTTCTATAGAATGATCAGAGAACCAGTCAATTGAACCTTTGATTAAATCACGAAAGAACCCTGATACTTTATCTTTGAATCTACTCCAATTCGATAGTCTTGCAACTTTTCCATTACTTGTAATATATTGTCTTACTCCATGGTGTTTGAATCGTATTCGTGAAGGAACACAAGTAACAATATCATTATTATTTACAAATCGTTTGTGTGGTATATTAGAAATAGAATTAATAAACTTTTTACCACCACATCTTGGTGATCCATATGTGTATAGTTTTATACTATTGTCAAAAACTTGTTCAACTCTTGATGCAAATATCGTTGCCATGGCTGCACCTAGAGAGTGTCCACAAATCCAGACAGTTCTATGACCATCTTCGATTGTTCTTTTAAAACGACTCTGAAGTTTTTTCCATAACTTATCTACTTCTTCTTTGAATCCTTCATGAACATACCCTTCACCAGACATAGATTTTTCTTTTGTGATTTCTAAGTCAGCAGAAATATCACTAAACTTATTTGGTTCTGTTCCACGAAATGCAACAATAATATGATCATCATTCCATATCATATGACATTGAGCACCTTCTACACTATAGTAGTTATGACTTTTAAATCCAATTTTTGCATATTCTCTTTTTGCAACAGTAGATGCTTTGTATGCAAGTGCTGAACATTCTGCAAAAAAATAATCTATCTTTTTAGGATCATCATATATAAAATCAAGGGTTTCTATGTCTGTAAAGTATGGTCTACTTTTTGGCATTGGTTGCTCCAGTTCCATTGTCTTTGAATATAACTTTTTCTAGTTTTAGTGTTTCTATTCTTGTATTTGGTACATATCTCCAACGATATGTGTGATCATCATCTGATAATTGAAATATAGTTTGTTTTGCACCTATACTTATGATTAATGCTTTCTTTCCATCTAAAACTACTTGATCGCCTTGATTGAAATCTTTACTTAATTTAAACTTCATACCTTTTACAAAAGAGGTTGCAAAGTCTCGAATAGCAAGTACGACAATAATACTTATAATTGCTGTAGCCCAAGTTAATAATGATGGACTAATCTCTATCGGTGGAATTGGATTCATTTTTATTTCCCTTTATCAATTTTTGTAATTCACTTGTACTCCCAACAAACACAGCATTTTCTATGGCGTTTGTCACGTTATTTGGTATACTTTTAGAATCTCTCAAATCTTGCATTTTCTTTTGTAAGTCGATAAGTTGTGTGTTGACTTCTGAAACATTTTTTATCAACTGTGCAGCCACTTCATATGCTCTAGGGTGTTCACTTTCTTTTGCAAAATCAAGTATGCCATCTATTGCTTCTTGACCCTTTTCTATTAAATCGTAATAGTTTTTTCTACTCTCTACATAATCATTACTTATATCAATAGACGGATCTTCTACTTTTGCGATTTGTTTTGTTTTTATGGGTATGATTTTATTTGATTCAAACTCGATATCTAACGCATCACTTATTTGATCATTTCTTTCATTTTCACTCATAATTTAATTCCTATGAAGGATCTAATGGATCATAATTATCTGCACCAGTTTGTCCTAAAAAGTAATCAGTTCTTGTTGTTGTGTATCCATAATCATCATCTGCATCAGCAGTAGTTGGACTTGGTACAACAACATGACGAACAAGTTCTTTTCCGGGTTCAGTCGTTGTTCTACTCTCTGGTGTAGTATCTTCAGTTTGAGGGTAAGATTGAACAGTAACTTTCTTAATGAGTCCAGTTTCATTTGTCGGACTGTATAGAAATGCTTTTGCAGTAAATGTTAATGTCCATGTAAGAACTCGTCTAGTATCAAAGTTACCTTCATACTCATCTTCATTTGTTACACTATTTAATATAATAGGAACATCAGTAGTTATTCCTAAATCATCATACATATCTTTCAATGTTATATTAAACTCTGGTGTAAAGTATGGAAGTATCTGTTCAATGATTTGTAGACCATCATCAGTATTCTTGACCATGCAATATAGATTGAAGTCAAGATTATAAGGAACTCTTTCGTATTGCCATTTTGTACGACTGGCATCAGTTCCTACTTTTTGAAATTTGTTAAGTGTGTTTAGTTTTCTGGCTGCATCATATGCAAGACCTGTAAACTCAAATCCTATTCGAGGAAGTGTCATTTGTACTTCTGTACCATCATCAGAGATTGAACTGTCTTGATTTATACGAACAATAAACTTTTCTTTAGGTCCATATGCAAAAGGGACTCTACCTTTTGATATAACTGTTCCAGAAGAATTTTTTCTTTGAATGTAGATTTCATTGAATAGTGTTCCAAATCCAACGACTACTTTTCGTAATGTTTCATGATAGAAAGTTGTACCTAACATACTAAATCTCCAAATTATCTAGATTACCAAACTCACCAAATGGATTGCCTTCTGTGAAGTCAAGTACGGAATCTGCTTTTGTTTCAAAATCTGAACCATCATCTGATGTGACATTTCCTGTTTCGTCTGTAACTGTAAATACTGCGTATGCAGCCGCACTTGATGCACCAGTTACTAAGGATTCAACATCTTCTATCTGTAAAATATCTCCATCTTCCATGAGTACTCTATCCTCATCATCAAGTGTATCGTTTAATAGAATGTGCATATCTGTTGCGTCTTTAAACTCACCTGTTTGCACTTGTACTTTAAGTGTTCTATCATCACCATCCCAAAAAACAACTTTACCTGTTGCAGTTGCAGCCGCTTGTGTTGCACCTTGATATACAATCTCATCAACAGTAAAGTTTCCAACAGGAGTGCCCTCTGATAACATGAAACTTGTTGTGAGATGTTCGATTTGTAATTTATCACCAGTAATATATACATCTGTGCTTCCATCTTCTTGTCGTATCTCATCACCCAAGAATACAAGTTTCTTGAGAACTCCACTTTCTTTCTCGACAGAATCAATCTCTGCGATACCAACATCAATTGTTTCTTGTGAGTATCTAAAGAGGTCGCAACTGATTTGATAAGTGTGAAGTTTACCTAACTGATAGAATGGGTTTTCGTGTTCTACGAATTTAATCTCGAATAGACCTTTACTTAATGGAAAATAAATCAAATCACCTTCGAGAGGTATTGTGTTTGTTGTAATCGTTTCTTCAAATCTTCTTCTTGCGATTGCAAATGTAATACTATCACGAATCTCTAATCCAAATCTTCCAACAAAATCGCCTTCGCCTTCAAAGCCATCTACATTTTGAATGTATGCTTCGATAGAAAATGCTTGTTCGTATTTTTGAGTTGGATCTTCACCGAAGATTGGATCTTCATTTACTGTGGCACGTGGAATATAATAGACATCATGTCCATACATTCTAATAGACTCGATAGTAAGTTCTTCTATCAGTCTTTGTTCTTCGGTAATTGCAAGATTGTTTATGAAAGTATTAGTGGCCATTTTTTACCCTACCATGAAGTCAACAGGAAGCTCATGATTTAAACTCATCTGTTCTTTTATCCTTTGAATCTCCTCTTTGGCATCATCAACAATTTGTCTACCGTTTAAAGTAGCACCTCCGGGTAATTGTATGCCATCAAACTTACTTAGATTTGTACCCCATTGAAGTTTAAACAATGCAGTAGTATATTCTTTGAGAAACATATCGTTGTATATTTCTGTATATGTATTTGGGTCTAATCTACGAAACGATTCAATGATAATATAGTTATCTGCTTTTAAATCTGTTCCCCATTCAAATCCATTAATGTATAATCTATTTTGTTTTCGATTAAACTCGATTGGGTGTTCACCTGCAAATAACATATCTAACATTCTCATATGTTTCATTACAGTATCGTAGTATTGAATAGAAACACTTGAGAAATCATAAAATTCATTTAAACGTAATTGATATCGAACATCAAACATATTGATTGTACTTGCGTCACTAATAGGAAGAACTCTAGTAACACTAACAACAGGGTCAGGAACAGCAATATACTGATTCGTTACATCTGCAGCCGTAATTTGATGTTGATCATATACTCGTTCTACACCATCAAAGTGATACTCGGAAAAATATTGTAATGCATCATCAATGCGATCTTCTAATTGATCTTCATCAACATTGATATCTATTACAGGTTTTCCAAGAGTTCTAAGACAATGTTCTCTTAATTCTCGTCTTGATTGTGGTTTTGCCATATTCTTTCCTTAATATACTATAGTTGTATGTATATTTATGTTTTTATATATTAGTGTGCAACGTAATCCCATTCTTGATTTGCTTCGTTCCAAGTGTAGACTTTTCCATCAAGAGGCATAGCAGTTGGTGGTTGCCATTCATTATTGACATCTAATGTCCAAGAATCGTAAGGTTGTTTAGGTATAAATACATCTTTTGTTCTATCATATATACCATCTTTTTGTGCATATCTTTGTCTAAAACTATTATTGAATGATGTTTGTACCCATAGAAAACTATCACCAATAGAACCTGAATTTACCATATCTTGTTCAGTAACAATAATTTCTTTTACAATATTTTGATCAGATTCCAAACCTAGTTTACCCGAAGATCGACCTGTTTCGTTTTCGTGCATAAACGAAGAACCATCTTCTTGTAAAATAATGTCGTAACCTAATTTTGCGAAATGAGCCATTTATATTTTCCTAATCTTCATATCTTATAATAACTATACCTGAACCACCAGCACCACCTGTTGTAGCGCCTCCACCACCACCGCCACCAGAGTTTGCAGTACCTGCGTTTGCAGTATTATTCGGAGTTACTCCATCTCCAGCTCTAGTTCCACCAGATGCGGCTGTGGTTTGTCCTGCGCCTCCACCACCTGAACTGAATACTAATCCACCACCATCAATGTGCATAGTTTCAGTTGAGCCATCTGCGGCCTCCCAATCATAAATCGAAGTTGAGCCTTCTGTAGCACCTGCACCACCAGCACCACCTACACCTGTTTCGACAGAATTTGTTCCTGAGGCAGTTGCACCACCCCCACCACCACCAGACATTTGAGCACCTTCGTATCCATGACCACCATCATTTCCTTGATTCGCAGTTCCTGAACCACTATTATCAGTATCGTTATCTCTTTGACCACCGCCTCCACCAGAACCACCAGTATTTCCTGCATAGACTGGTGTATTTCTAGAACCTCCACCACCACCGCCAGTAGCAGTAAGAGTTGAAGCATTTATTACAACTGAAGTATCACTACCATCATCACCTTTGTCAGCAGAACCTTCAGAACCTGCACCACCAGCACCAATAGTAACAGTTCCACCAGAAGTAACAGAAATATTATCATAATATTTGAGGCCTCCGCCACCGCCTCCTCCACCTTCTCCAACATTAGCACCACCGCCACCGCCTCCACCGCCAGCGACTATGAGTATATCCATATCAACTGCACCACCTTCATGTGAGAAAGTGCCAGTAGTAGTAAATGTATGAACTTTGTAATCAGTGCCACCTTGAGAGTAAGTAGAAGTTGTTCCACCAGTTGTTGTTATATTAGTTACCCATGAAATGTCTGTTCCATCAGACTCTAATCTATTTCCAGCAGCTCCGACTGCTAATGCGGCCGGGTCGCCTGAAGCATCTCCATAGATAATCTTACCTCTTGCAAGTCCTGCCATTTTTGCGAGACTAACTGCGTTGTCTTGTATATCAGCAGTTTCTACAGTATTATTAGGAAAAACAGGAACCGCTGTAAATGTGTGAACACCTGTTGTAGTAGCTGTTCCACTTATTTCAACATTAGCGTTTATATCTACTAATGTTGCGTTTAGTTCTATTTCATCAGTTGCATTGATGTCAAGTATTGCATTAGAAGGCGCACCAATGTTTTGACTAGCATCATTGAACTGAATGACATTTGTGCCATTCAATAAGATACCTGTATCAGCAACATGAGTTAGTGTAACTTCTTGGTCATTACCAAAGTAAATAACTGAACCGTCTGCAAGATATAAATCAGACCATTCTGCTGATGTAGTACCTAGAGAATCTCCATCTGCTGATGCTGGGTCTGCACCACCACTAGCAGCAGCCCATGCAATATCTGTTCCATCAGAAGTCAATACATAATTTGCAGAACCTGCAGCCAATACGGCTGGATCACCACTTGCATCACCGTAAATGATTTTACCTCGTGCAATTCCTGCCATTTTTGCGAGACTAACTGCGTTGTCTTGTATATCAGCAGTTTCTACTGTATTATTAGGAAAAACTGGGACTTGACTAAATGTTACAACACCATCAGAAGCAATTGCGATTGCATCGGCATCACTTGCAGAACCAATTGTTCCATCATCTTTAATAAGAATATCGTCTTTAAATGTTACAATACCAGCAGAACTAACTGTCATAGCATCAACAGTTGATGCAACACCGATAGTACCACCGTCTTTGATTAAAATATCATCTTTGAATGTTACAATACCTGCAGAAGAAATTGTGATTGCATCATTTGTAGAAGCAACACCAATTGTTCCACCATCTTTAATCATTAAATCATCTGCAATCGTTAATAGTCCTGCAGAACTTAATGTCATCTTAGAAGATGCAGCCTCACTTGCACCTGTGTGAAATTCTAATGTTGTTGCGTTATTAGAAGAACTAAAGTCTCCTTCTGCAACTGCTTGAATTGCAGCCGCAACTAAAATAGCATCAGTTCCTGTACCTTCATCAGGTGCTTGGAATCTGATTGCACCTATCACATCATCTGCAGCCATATCTGTCTCACCAGTTTGTAGTGTGAGAACAATAGGTTTATCATCTGCGGTTGCTGTGTGTTTTAATGTTAATCCTACATCTGCAACATGACTTAATTTTATTTCTGAATCATTACCAAAGAATATAGATGCACCATCTATATAAAGTTTCATATCACCAGCAGAATCTAATATCATTTTTGTATCTGCGGCTGCTGATAATCCAGTCTTAAAGTATAATGAAGTTGCGTTTGAATCTGCAGCAAAAGTTCCTTCTGAAATTGCTTCGATTCCTGCAGCCACTAATATTGCGTCTGTTCCAGAACCTTCATCAGGTGCCTGAAAGTTTATTTTACCAATAACATCTGACCCAACAATATCAGTTTCACCAGTTTGTAATGTGAGAACAAAAGGATTATCATCAGCAGTAGCTAGAGATTTTAATATCAAACCATCATCGGGGTCATGTGTAATAGTAACATCACTATTTACACCAAAATGAATTACTGAATCATCACTAATTAAAATTAAATCATCACCGATAACAGCATCTAGAGCTACGGATAAACCACCATCTGTTTGTAGTGAACCATCAGTAGTGCTAGTTGCGGCAGTAGTATCGTCTGTTTTCAGAATACCACTAGCAGTTATTGCTGTTGCTGTTAACGTACTTGCACCAACGATTGTTCCAGACACATCTAAGTTTGCATTTACATCAACAAGAGTTGCATTGAGTTCTATTTCATCAGTTGCGTTTATATCTAAGATTGCATTACTAGGTGCGTTTATATATTGAGAAGCATCATTGAACTGTATTGCCATGGTGCTATTCAATAAAATACCTGTGTCAGCAACGTGTGTTAAGGTTACATCTTTATCTGCACCAAAACTTAATACGGCCGCATCACTTAACAGAATTAAGTCATCACCAATAACTGCATCAGCCGCTACTGATAAACCACCATCTGTTTGTAATGAACCATCTGTTGTAGATGTTGCGGCAGTAGTATCATCAGTTTTTAATATACCACTAGCAGTTATTGCTGTCGCAGTTAATGTACTTGCACCAACGATTGTTCCAGACACATCTAGATTTGCGTTTACATCAACTAACGTAGCATTTAATTCTATTTCATCTGTAGCATTGATATCTAAAATCGCATTACTTGGTGCATTGATGTATTGACTTGCATCATTGAACTGTATTGCCATGGCACCATTAAGAAGTAAACCAGTATCAGCAACATGAGTTAATGTTACATCTCCGTCAGCACCAAATCCAAGAACAGCGGCATCAGATAATAATTTTACATCATCACCAAATACTGCATCTTTGACTACAGATAAACCACCATCGGTCTGTAAAGAACCGTCTGTGGTAGAAGTTGCTTCTGTTGTGTCATCTGTTTTTAATATGCCACTTGCAGTTATTGCTGTCGCAGTTAATGTACTTGCACCAACAATTGTTCCAGAAACGTCTAGATTTGCATTAACATCAACTAATGTTGCGTTCAGTTCGATTTCATCTGTAGCATTGATATCTAGAATTGCATTACTCGGTGCATTAATATATTGTGATGCGTCATTGAACTGTATTGCCATAGTGCTGTTTAATAGAATACCTGTGTCTGCAACATGGGTAAGTGTTACATCACTATCTGCACCAAATGATAATACAGCCGCATCAGAGATTAATCGTAAATCATCTCCAACTGATAAGTCAGCGGCAACTCCTGCACCACCAGCGACAGTTAATGCACCATCTGTTGCACTAGTATTTGCAGTTGTTGCAGTTACGGCAACTACACCACCTGAAGATATTGTGATTGCATTTAAATCAGAGGCAGAACCAATCGAGCCTGCATCTTGAATCGTTAAACTTGCGGCAAATGTTGGTCTTGCAGTAAAGTTAACTACTCCACCAGAACTGATTGACATAGCATCTGTATCACTTGCACTACCTATATCACCTGCATCTGGTATAACAATATTGCCACCAGTTGTTAATAGACCACCACCAGTGATTGCACCAGATACAGTCAATACACCAGCAGAACTTAATGTCATTTTAGATGCAGCCGCTTCTGAGGCAGCAGTTTTGAATACTAGTTTTGTTGCATTATTAGATGAACTGAAGTCTCCTTCAGAAACTGCTTCGATTCCTGCAGCCACTAATATTGCATCAGTTCCTTGACCTTCGTCAGGTGCTTGAAAGTTTATTGTTCCAATCACATCATTGGCTGCAATATCTGTTTCACCTGTTTGTAAGGTAAGTATAATCGGTTTGTCATCACCAGTCGCTGTGTGTTTTAGATTTAATCCTTTGTCTGCAACGTGTGTGATAGTGATTTCATTATCTTCACCAAATGACAATACAGCAGCATCAGAATCAAGACTTACATCATCTTCAAAAGTTGCATCACCAGAATAAATCGGTGTTTGACTAAATGTAACTACTCCACCTGAACTAATAGAGATTGCATCTGTATCAGAAGCACTACCAATATTACCACCATCTGGTATAACTATATTGCCACCAGTGGTCATTAAACCACCACCAGTGTATGTACCAGACACCTCAAGATTTGCATTGACATCAGCAAGAGTTGCGTTCAGTTCAATCTCATCAGTTGCATTAATATCTAGAACTGTGGCACTAGGTGCATTAATGTATTGTGATGCATCATTGAATTGAATTGCCATAGTACTGTTTAATAGTATACCCGTATCTGCGACATGGGTGATTGTTACATCTGAATCTGCACCAAAAGATAACACAGCAGCATCTGACAATAGTTTAACATCATCACCTGCTACAATATCTTTTGCTACTGATAATCCACCATCGGTCTGTAAAGAACCATCAGTTGTACTCGTTGCCTCTGTAGTATCATCTGTTTTTAATATTCCACTTGCAGTTATTGCTGTCGCAGTTAGTGTACTTGCACCAACGATTGTTCCTGATACATCTAAGTTCGCATTGACATCTGCCAACGTAGCATTTAATTCTATTTCATCAGTTGCGTTAATGTCAAGTATTGCATTACTTGGTGCATTGATGTATTGACTTGCATCATTAAATTGTATTGCCATGGTACTGTTTAATAAAATACCAGTGTCAGCAACATGGGTTAAAGTAACATCAGAGTCTGCACCGAATGATAATACAGCCGCATCAGATAATAACTTAACATCATCTCCTGCCACAATATCTTTTGCAACAGAAAGTCCACCGTCTGTTTGT